TCGCCACCAGATTGACCCACGCCTTGAACCGCCCCGACTGCCGACGGAGCCAGTAGGAGGTGGAGACGAGCACCACCATGAAGCCGACCACACCCAGAATGCCCAGGATGGGAGCAAAAGTGTCGGCTTGGTGGAGCGCGTCCATCTGGGCGAGCTGAGCTGGGCTCATGTCAGGATCGCTACCATGCCAACCACAATCCACGCCACCATCCCCGCTGTCATAGTCATCCATGCCGCCTCGATGATCACCGCATCCCACGCGCCTCTCCGGCACAGGGGGCAGCGGCTCATCCCCCGTTCTCCTGCTGGGCGCGACGACAGAACTTAGCGGCAAGAAATATATCGCATGGTTCTGAGTGATTCGCGTTATCAAGAAGCCTCCCACCATCGCGCTGTGAATCTCGATGATCTATTCTATGCCCTTCCGCTACTTTCGCCGCTTCCAGCCACACCTCCCTCCGCGCCGCCTGGCGGGTGGTGTTCAGCAGGTTATTGACTTGCTTCGCAAAAATCTGACATCGCGCACATCCCGTGTCGAACTCTCGGCTGACTTGCGAGTGAGAGATGTTCAGCGCGTGGTAAACGATATTGCCGATTAACTGCTCCGCCTCGGTCATTTGCGTTCGCCACACACCATACAAGATTCTTGTGTGCCGGTGCCGTCGCTCCACGTTGTCCAGCGGTGCGTATGATGGATTTTGCTTTTATGCTTTGGGGCTCGCCCGTCCTCGATGTCATCCCCGCCATGCAATTCATAGCCATACGCCCGTGCCAAGCGGTAGCCAGGATTCATGGTAAGTTCATCCACCAGGTCGGGATGCTGTTCGGCATCTTCATGCGCTCGGCACGCGCACCGATAGTCCGGTGCGTGACCACAGGATTTCAAGCAGCCCTTGTCATCGGCGATGCTACAGCTCTGCGGCGGTAATGGCTTCTGCCCTCGTGGGTCGCGACGGTCAAGATATTCAGCCATCAGGTTCCTCCATCGTAAAGTGTCCGCAATTCGCGCACTCGCCGTTCCGCACCATATGCACTGGATGAACGCTCACACACTCATAGCCGCAGAGTGTGCAGCGGACAGGTGCGGCTCGCCAGGGCCCCTCGTCCTCATCCCCCTCCGTCCTCGGCTCAGGCATGGCGGGGTGCCTCCTGCAACAAGTGGGGATGCTCGTAGATGTTGCCGAGGAGTTCTATTTCAGAAATCTTGTCTGAGAAGATCGCCATGGAGAACCCATGCGCGTCGATCATAATCTGCCAATAGCCATCCGCTGACCACTCTACCGTTCCTTCAAAAACGCCTGCACTTAAATCTTCTTCGTAGGCAAAACGAAGGTGATCCCCGTCATAAATCTCCTTCCCCTGCTTGTCCAAGAGGCCGGTGAATTGCATGAAGGTGTAACGGTCGTCTCGAAGTAAGTCGCAAAAATCATATAAGTTCTGGACATTCAGAAACAATGTTCCCTTTACTGTATCCCACGCTCGAAACTTTATCGGTCGCATCGTGTCACCTCCTAGACGGCGCTCTTCCATTCCCGCACAATCATGTCATCTGTCCAGTAATTAGGATTCGGGAGACTGTTCGCTCCCTGGTACTTCTTTCCATGCCGGAGGCAGAGGAACCCGCGCGGTTGGTCTTCTCCCCTGAGCCAAGAGACTTCCAGTGTGATGCGTTGAGCTGCCCCTTCCGTGCATCCTGGGACAGAACATCGCTTACCGCGGTCGCGCCTCACGTGAGGAGACAGACGCTCACGAACCACGCGAGGATAGCTACGCATCTTTCATCGCCTCCTGGATGGCGGTCTGGTAGTGGGTGAGGGCATCATCCAATTCTGTCTCAGGAAACTCCATTGCTGCTGGATTATCTCCAATGGTCTCATTGCTATTTCGGTAGCATTCTGCGGCCTCAACAACCTTCTGCCCCGCCTCCACAATCGCCAGCAGACGAGGCGTGTCTATGCACAGTTGACAGGCGCAACGCAAGTCTGGCTCTCCATACTCTTTCCTGCCCTTAGCAAGAGCGCGTTGGTGTTGCTGAACCCTCTTCCGCACCGTATCCAGATAGGGGGTGAGGTCGTTAGGCATGGGTGAGTAGCCTCTCTTTCAAGAATTTCTGGTTCAGCCTCGCCCCGTCCCGACAGAACCAGACCTCGTCGCGGGACAGCATTACGCACCGCTCACAGCGGAGGAGGTGTTCGGTAACGCACGCTTGGGTGCAGTAATGTGCAGCGTGGTCAATTTGTTCAGGCATCAGTCCTCCTCTAAGAGTCGGATTCCATGCTCTAGGATGCGGTGGCGCAATGTCATCCTTGCGCTGCCGACGGCGGCGTCGGCGTAGGCGGCGTAGGCGGCGGCGTAGGCGGCGGCGTCGGCGGCGGCGTCGGCGGCGGCGACGGCGGCGTCGGCGGCGGCGTCGGCGGCGTCGGCGGCGGCGTCGGCGTCGTCGACGGCGTCGGCGGCGTCGGCGGCGGCGGCGGCGGCGACGGCGGCGTCGGCGGCGGCGTCGGCGGCGTCGGCGGCGGCGACGGCGGCGTCGGCGTAGGCGGCGGCGGCGGCGGCGGCGGCAACCTTCTTGTTTTGAGGTGACGGGTTCGTCAGACACGCCTTGGCCGCTTCGATGGCGCGTCGAGGCTGCCTCTTGTTTGGATATTGCTTCTCATAGATCGCCAGCACCTGCTCTGCCGCATAGATGGCATAGGCCACGTACTGTTGGTACGTCATCACGCGCACAATGAGCCAATTCGCCCACGGCCAGTGGCGGTCGGCTTCGAGTGCGCGAAGGACGGGAATTACGGCGCGTTGTCGTTGCGCAGTGAACCAGTCGATGCCCTCATCACAGGCGTGTTGTTCCTGCAACCACGTCACGGTCAACGGTTTCATCAGTCCTCCTGTCCGTTACGCATGGCCGATTTCTGTACACCCTTCTTCAAGTCGATGAAATTTGCAGAGATGGTCATGTTGTCCCATCGTGTACGCGATGACCTGATGTCCCGCATTACACCAGCGCCATCTGAGTTTATAGATGCTGCCACGTGGATTGCGGGGTTTCCCAGGATGTCGGAGGGTCATCAGTCCTCCTGGGCGATGGCGGCTGAAAGGCCACAGGTACAAGGTAATGCAGGGGCTTCCCCCACCATCCCGAAACCACTGTATGTTCCCTTCGTCGTATCACAGTCGTAGTTGTGCCGTCCATACTTCCTCAACTGCTCCCCCCGCGCCCTCCACCCGTCCTGACGACCGGCGAGGAAGGCCACCTTAGCCCATGTTGGTGACATAGGTGTGGCATTACCTTCCCGATTCCACCAAGCCGTGAACGCTGCCTCAGCCGCCGTGGTCATGCTGGCTCCATTTTGACGATCTCAATTCGTTCCCCGCACGGCCACTCCTCATTGAGAAAGAATCTCGCCCGGTTACAATCGCAGGAAAAATTGCCTTCTTCCCAAATGTAGGTGTTCCAGCCGCGAGGGATGTCATAGGGAGATTCATACTCAGGGTTTTCATGCAGGTCAAGGTTGTCGTCTGTGGTAAAGACGCCACTCCGCCCACCGCCAGCGTCCCAATGAATGCGAACGCGAAGGCGCTTGTCTTTCCCCTCAGCCGACGGGGTCATCCTCGCCGTCTCCTGGTCCGTCGGGTGGGGGTGGGGCGGTAGACTGCAAGACAGTTATGGCACCTACGCGCTCGTTTGATGGAGCAGGGTTGCTCACATATAACGCTGCACTTGCGCCATGATTTTGCACACCGACACGTCATGGCTGCTCCTTCGTACGCAACATGACAGTCGCACCGGCACGACCACATCGCGCACCCCGAATGCTTCTTCCTTCGGCAGGCATAGGAACGCCCCTCCGGCGCGCGATTCCGACGCCTCCATTGATGCGTAGCGGGACGCTTAGGCGTGACTGGCGACATGGAGCCTCCCCACTGCTTCAAACAGCTCCCGCACGACCCACGCCGCCTCCGCCGCATCCGCGCAGAAGATCGGCACCAGGTCATACTTAATCCAGAGCGTGAGCAGCTTCCGCATGATGCTGGAGCCCGCCAGACTACTGTGCGGATCCCCCTCCAACACCTCCGTCATGGTTGCCTCCACCACCAAAATCACCTGTAGGCGCTTCTGGCGCGCCTTCTGGAGCATGCGCCGAAACCGGGGATACCCCCGCCCCATCGTGCCGAACAAATCCCCCAAGCTCTTCCGTTCAATCGTGAGGGGTGGCCGAGTGCCATCCGTAAACTCCACCTGGTAATCGCCCACGGGGAGCGTGACCCGCTTCGTCGCCGTCAGGACTGCATCGCAGATGAACGGGAGGGGCCGCTGCTCACGCGTGTCAATCAAGATCGTCACCCAGCCACCCTCACGCCGACTCAGAAGGGCGCTTTCGCCGTCCGGCCCCGCTCCGCCCCCTTCTTCAAATCCTTCTGCTGCTTGATGACGAATTGCTGAATCTTGCGATCTTCGCCCTCCGGACTGAAATGCCACGCCCGGACAAAGCACTCCTTGTCAATCACCTGAGCGAAGGACGCCTCCAGCGCCTCATCGCTACTGGTGTTTAGCGTAACCCCCATCGTGAAGGCATCATTCAGCAGCCCCTGAAGCGCCTTGAGCTTCTGCTCGTCCGTAACGGGCGACTTATCGAAGTTCGTGCCCGCAATCCGATAGTTCCGCATGAGAAGCCGCCCCTCCCCCCGATCCCCATACAGGGTCTCCGTGATGCGCAACTGGAGGTGGTAGCGGTCTTTCTCCTGGGTATCCCGATTCACTTCCGGGCGGAGCGCCACCACCGTCGCCCGATATTCCCCTTTGAGCGCCGGAAAGTCCTCATCCTGATTCGCTTCCGGTTTATAGCCCGCCTCTCGCAATGCCTCCGTCAATCCCATGTCAGCCTCCTGCTCCCACGCTGCGACACTCTCCGGCCAGAGACGCCGGAGCTCCCCCATGAGCTGCGTCCACTCGCAGCCGTCCGTCCCATGAAGCGCACAGACCTCACTCAGCCGCGTCATCGAACAGCGCCCGGAAGGTGCGCCAATTCTCTGCGGCGTCCTCGCCCCACTCCATCCCATCCGGCACCACATTCCCCCGACTGCCGGCCTCCAAGCTTTCCGTCGGAATCGTGCGAACCTGTCGGCGGATCTGCTCACCGACATAGCGCGACCGGACATGCAGGGTATGATCCGCCCAGTGAATGAGCTTAATGCCTGTCTGTCCGCCGATACTGATGGTGTCCTTCATATAGGTGCGCGTCGGCTCCTTGACCTCCTTATTGTTGACGTGCCCAATGAGCGCAATCGCGGCCGGAAGCTGCTCCAATCGGCTCATTGCCATTTCCACCATCTGAGAGAGCCAGAACCAGCCCAGGCCATTCGGAATATCCCCAATACTGCTGATGTCCGCTTTGGGGAACTTGGCCTGCCCTCGGCTAATGACACCCTCTGTGGCATAGTTAATGAGCCGGTCAATGGTGTCGACCACTACCGTCGCGTAGGGGAACCGCTGCGCTTGCGCCGCCTCAAACAATGAGGCGTAGATATCCCGAAAGTCCTCCCAGCTATGGCAGGGCAACTTCAGCACGCTCAGGTGATTCAGCCCCGGCTCGGTCTCAATGAAGAAGGCGTTGGGGTCTTGCGCCCAGAATTCGCTCTTGCCGATCTTCCCCTGCCCAATCATCAGAAACTTCTGGTGCGCCCAGACCTTCGTGGCCGCACTTCGCTCCGTCGGCAATGTCAGTCCCTTACTCATCCTCGCGCTCCTCATGGCTCCACAACTGCGTGGCAATTTGCTTCAGATGAAAGAACACATCAATTCTCCAGGGCTCCACCGGCGATTCCCACACTTCGCACATGCCGAGGCTGGGGTCGAGCCGAATCAGGCGCACCCGCCGGATGATGATGCCGGTCTTGCCCTGGATGAGCGGGGCGTAGGCCGTGACTTGAAACTTGTGCCGCTCCGACAGGCGGGTCGTGACTTTGAGATCGCTGACCACGTCCGGCTCATAGAAATCCGGCGTGCCGGCATAGCCCAGCGTGTCATCCCACAGGGGCTGTTGGATACTGATGGGTTTGGGCGTGCCGTAGAGCTGGCAGTATTCCGCCCACGCCTCCAGCGCCGCAGTCAGCTCGGGCTTCACCTTTACGATGGGCGGTTCCAGGCCAGACAATTGGGCATAGATATGCGTTTCCGCCTGTTGTCCGATTCTGGCCGTTGTCTGTGCAATCCGGCGCTGCTCCGCCGGAGCCGTCCGCTGTCGCCAGCGCACCAAACCCGGCGCTTCCGGCAACACGTCCAGAATGGCGGTCACCCGGGGATACCGTACGCCATCAATCAGGTAGTAGCGTGAGGAAATCTCCGCCGGGGTCTTACACGTCGGCATGAGCTGCTACCGGGGTTGAAGCCTGCCCATCCATGAGGTTCGGCTCTGTGGCCTTCGCGCGGAGGGCTACCAGCATCCGACGGATGGCATCGCCCAATTCGACGATCACTTGCTCCGAGGTCCAGCGCTCCTTAAGTGCCACCTCAATCACCGGCACCAGCTCCTCCACGATCTGCTGTTGCCCCAAGAGCAGTCCATACCGCTTCCCCTGCCGAAAGGCGTCATTCAGATACGAGGACTCGCTCATTCATAGTCCTCCTCATCGGCGAGCTCACAATGCTCCAGACACCAATCACACAGGAACTCCCGCGCTCCTTCCGCATCCACCTGCACGACCTGCGCCTCCTCCGTCGGCACCACTCGCTTACACAGATGGCACAGCCGCGTCAGAATCTGGTCTGGCTTGGGCATCGTACGCCTCCACGATAATCCGAACCTGCCCCAAGATGGTGCGCCCCTCCCGTTCCGCCAACTGTCGGATGCGCTCCGCCACATCCCGCTCAATGTAGAGCGTATCGTACACGCGCTCAACTTGGTCCTCTGCCATCGCCCGCCTCCTTTGTGTGCCTCAACCTAGCAGATTATCCCTGACTTGTCAAGTGGAAAGTATCAGATTGTCCAATTATCACCCTTGACAAGCCCTACATCTTCTGCTATACCTAGACTCCTACCGTCGGGGGGGCTGATGTGGGTTCGGACCTATACAGGCGCGGAATTGACCGCCTTGCTGGACACTCCGCCCGAGCCCCCGCCCATGTTAATTGACCAGCTCCTGCCGACCCAGTCCGTCATGATGTTGTTTGCGGATCCTGGCGTCGGCAAAAGCGTCATCAGCTTACAACTGGCAGCTTCCATTGCTTCGGGGCTCCCCCTGTTCGGCACCCTTCCCATCACCGCGCCCCAGCGCGTCCTGTACCTCCAACTTGAGGGCGCATTCCGCATTACCGTCGGGCGGTTGCAAGGGATTCGCCAGGAACTCCCTTTCGCCTCCGACCAGCTCATGATTGCCGATATTCACCAGATCAACCTGCTGAAAGAGGCCGACCTGTCCAATCTCGCGGAGCTGGTGCAGAGCTATCGCCCGAAGCTCCTGATTCTTGACCCGATGTACCGCGCCATCCCAGGGGGTCTGTCAAAGGACGAGCCCGCCGCCGCCTTCTGTCAGGCGATGGACAGCCTGATTCGCGCCTACGGCTGCTCCATCCTGCTCATCCACCACACCCACCGGAACCGCTATACCCCCCAGGGCCAGGCCGAACTCAACCGCTATTACGGCTCCCAATGGATTGAGGCGATGGTCAGTGTCAGCTATGAGCTGTCCTATGCTCATGGCCGCAAGACCCGCCCCAAGCTCACCCTGTTTAAGGACCGGGAGTCCATCTGTAGCCATCCCGTGCTTGAGCTGGAATACCACCCCGAAACCGGCATCTGCTCCATGCATAAGGCCGATCCCAAAGCCCCGCAGGAGGAATCCGACGTGGCGCTTGGCCGGGTGCTGGCCTTCTTGGAGCAATGCCGACGCGAACGCCGATCTACTGACTTTGAGGAAGTCCGCCACGCCACCCACCTGTCCGTGTCCAACCTCCGCCGCATCCAGCGCCTTCCCATCCTGACTGACCGCGTGGAATTCATCCGCACCCCCGGCCAGCGCACCATCTGGCAGCCCCTCAGCATCCCCACCGAATCTCCCTCCAATTCTGCCCCAAATATCACGTGATATTTAGGTGTGTCAATTGGGGTGTGTAACAGACGCGGTATACCAAACTGACACACCATTTCTTGACACACCACTTTTCCACAGGCCATGATTGCTGTAACCTCAATCGCCCGCCTAGCTTGTGGAAGCGGGCGGTCAGTTATCCACAGGTGTGTCAAAAACGCTGTGTCAAGGAGGTGTTTAGTTATAGACTTATACCAAACTACTGCTGACACACCCCCAGGATCGGTGGGGTGGTGTGGTGTCAAATTGGGGTGGATTTTGTGGGTGTTTGACCCAGGGCACATTCCTGCTGATAGCGGATTTCATACGCCCGGCCATTCGCAAACATCCCAATGAATCCCGGAACTTGCGCTGGGGCGACCTTTGGCCGATTGTGCCGGAAATTGCGCCAGGAGAGCTCATCCACGAATTGCGCCGGGGTCATGGCGTGGAGGCCGTCGCTTAACCAGATGCTTAGGAGCTCAGTCATGGGGGGCTTTCCTAGCCGGGATCACTGGCTCCCCCAGCTCCGCCATTGCGCAGAGGTAGTCCGTTAGACTGTTCACCGCGCGCCTCGTCTGCTCAGACAGCTCTACCCCTGCCTCCCGCATAATGTCCTGCCAATCCAGGGACGTTTCTAGAATCTCCTGCGCGGTCATGTCGCCTCCTTTCTGTTGGCCTCCGCATCTTAAGAGGCTGTCATTTGCACAGAATGGCCTCTTCCTGGTCCGATCTCCCCCCAGGGGTACCTACGCCTTCACCCGGCTTCCTCGGCCTCCTAGAAGCGAATGTGGGCTATTGCCCAGGAGGAACATAGCACCGAGAGCGCCGCCAGCGCCCCGATGATCCAGGTGAGCACCAGCTCCTGTCTGGTCATGAGGGAATCCCCCGCTCTATGAGCATCGCATCGGCCTGTTTATATGCTAAGTTCGCCATCGCTTCGGTTGGTGCCGCTCCGAGTCCAGTTCGAGTGGAAAGAAACCCTTGCAGCGCCATCCCCGCGAACCAATCGCGGAGAGACATACCATTTTCAGTAATCCACGGTCCCGGCGTATGTGCGCTCATTTCGGTTCCCTCCTGCGGCTGCGGGGTCATCGAGCGTTCTCCTGCATGTCGGTGGCATCCAAACACGGTTGCGTGGGATGCTGCCAGTCCGTGCCATCCTCGACGGCCGTGATGATCCGACGAATCTCCTGCACGGCGCTTCCCATCGCTTTGGTCACCTCCTGTTCGTTGGCATACCATTCGCCGTCTCGCCGCTTCATTTCTAGGATGGCTCGAAAGCCTTTGCTCCGCTCGCCGGCACTCACATGCAGTTTGAGCGAGACACTTTTCTTGGCCGTCAAGATCGTTAACACCTGGGCAAGTTCTAGGATAGTATTCACCAGGATCGAGCCTGAGGACGCCTCGGCATCATCGTCAAAGAGCTGCATCCTCGTATCTATGTAGGCTTCGTAGGCGAAAGGCAATGGGTGCAGGAGATCGCACAGTTCGCTATTGTTGCCTTCCACCAGCACGGTAAAGACCGGGATCATGTCTTGTTTCATACAGTTGGTTCTCCTTTACTGTTGACACTATCTTTCGCTTCAAAGGCCGCAATCTGTGCCGCATGTTTCGGATTGTGCCGGTAGTCCTCCCAGATCGTATTCAGGCCACATTCAAAGAGCGATTGCTTGATCTCCTCCAGATAGAGCGCCTGATACTTGTCATGCGGCCAGGCCATCTCCAGGAGGGCATAGAGCCTGAGGATATCCCGCTCGGACACGCCTCGGATCGTGACGCTATGCGGCTTCATCTGCTCCTTTCATTACACTGTACTAATCCGTCTCGTTCGTCGTGGGGACTGGACTGATGGCAGATGACGACCTGCCGATTCGTTCATGGAACACCCCGCGCGGGTTCGCATCAGTCCATCCCAGGACGTTTAGGTTTCATGCTCCATCCGTTCGTTAGGTGTCATGGGTCGCTCATGCGTCTGGCCTGAGGTGGACTGCTGAATGAGTGCGTCTTGGGTCAACGCATTGTCGATCAGTTGTCGGAGGCTCGTTTGTCCTACAAGGATGATCAACGGAGACTGATCTATCTTCTCCAAGAACATTTGACAGGCAGTTAATGCTTCTCGGCAGATGTGATAGCGACGCTCCATGCGGTTATATTCTACCTGGCAATGTGCCATGTTCCGAAACGCTCCTGGGGTGAGTTGACATGTCGTGTTACTCATTATGACGGCCTCCACGCAAACGGACGATTAGATTGTCCCGTGACAAGCTCCACTAAGACCGCTTGGGCATGATACGCTTGGGTATGCTCCATCCGTTCGAGGCACGCCCAGCACGTCGTGGCATACTCCACTTGGAGAGGAGACTTATCCGAAGCGGAGCGGACCATCGTAATGATATTGCCACAGTTATCGGTGGACATGTTTATGCCTCCTTAGCTTGTGGCATTCCGCCGTAGACACTGATGAGCTTCCGATGGTTTTCCACGATATACAAGAGATGGGCGAGCGCCTCCCGCTCTCGATCACTCCCTGATTCCAAGCGCTTCAATGCGCCTTCCTCGTAAAGCTCCTGAATCACATTTGCGCTAGTCTGTAAGCGTGCTAGGAGTTGTTGCATCAGACCGCCGCTCCTTTCCTAAAGCTATTGTGTTGTTCCGAGCCTTCATCACAGCCACATGTCGGACAGCGTTTTACTGTCTCTATCTTGGCATACACTTCGTCATAACAGGCTTGGCAGTACCGCTTGCCGTCAATCGTGGCTGTGAAGTCCAAGTAATCTTCTTCGTGGCACTCCGTACACATACCGATCCGAACGTCTGCCATTTGGTTATCTCCCACAATCCTTGCGATCCACCGGACACCGGCCCTTGAGTAGTGCGGCCCCGCAGGAGCGACAGCGTTGCCCTTCCCATCCATTTATCTGAAACTGATGCAACGGCTTCCAGACCCCATTGAGGCGGCCTGGGAGTGTCGCATCCAGCTCTAAGCGCTTGGCTGCTTCCATGGTTTCAAAGAGGCCACACTCTACCTTCACGTGCTGGGTGCTCTCCGCCCACACTCGCACCCCGCCCGCCTCGTAGGTGTAGGTAATGTTCATTCTCGCTCCTCTCCCTCCTCTTTGTCCTCCGCTCCACCTACTGAGATTCTACGGATAAATCATGGCAATGTCAAGGGGTATTTTAGCCCACCCCAAAATATTTCCGCCCGCCTCAAAATAATACTTGATTCACCCTGTCATGTATGATTTGCTAACTCTATGCCTCGCCACCCCGCGCCTCCGCCGGTGCCCCGGAATGTCGAGCGCCTCCGGGTCAATGACCTCCTCTTCATTGATGCCTACCTGTCCAATGGGCGAAATGCCGTCGACGCCTACCGGCAAGTCCACCCGAAGGCTAAGTATACGTCAGCCTCCGCCTCGTCCTGTAAATTGCTTGGGAAAAACAAGGTCAAATTGGAGATTGCGAGGCGAATACAAACGGATGGGGGCATAACTCGCGCCTTCGTCGAATCCGGCATTCTTGAGGCGTGCCGATTGGCGCGTGAGGCGCGCGACCCTGAAGCGATTGCCCGCACCCATATGGATGCGGCCAAATTAGCGGGCTTTCTCGTCGAGAAGCGGGAGGATGTGACGCCGGCGTCGGCGGCGGGCGTGCTCGGGCGCGAGGCCATGCGGGAGGAGCTCCGCCAGTGTCTCGTGCAGCTCGAACGCAATTAGCGACGCTGGCTCCGTCGGAAGATCGCGCGCTGGCGGTCTTGCGTCAGCTCCCGACGCTGACTCGCGCCGCGATTCTCCGTCAGGAAGCGCAGCGCCGGGCGGATCTCGCCGCCTACGCCTCCGATCCCCTGGCCTTTGCCCGCGCCATCTTCCCCCACCACTTCACGCGCCATGCGGCGACATTCCATGATGAATTGGTGCAGGTGCTCTTCGGCCTCTCAACGCCGAAGGGTGAAGGAGTCCGGGCGGAGGGGGATCCAGACACTTCCCTAGCCCCCTCGTCCTTCCCCACAACTTTCTCCGCCCTCGCTCCCCCCCGCCACGTCGCGGTAGCCGCCCCTCGCGGCTTCGCAAAATCCACCTTGGCGAGTTTCTTATTGCCCCTGTGGGGGATGATCTTCGGCGGGCGGCGGTTCATCGTGCTGGTGAGCAATACCCACGCGCAGGCGGTCAAGTTCCTTCAGGCCATTAAGATGGAGTGGGAGGTGAACGGGGCGCTCCGGGCGCTGGTGCCGGACCTGCGGCCGAACCTGGAGAAGTGGGCGGAGGATGACTGTGAATGGCACATCGGGGCGGACCGCATTAAGATTGTGGCCGTCGGGGTGGGGGCGCAGTTGCGCGGACTGAAGTTCCTGCAATATCGCCCGGACTGCATCATTATTGACGACGGGGAAGATGATGAGATGGTGCGGAGTGAGACGCGGCGGGCGGACCTCCAGTGGTGGCTGGACCATGTCGTGCTGAATACGAATCCCCGCGCCTGGGTGGTCATGGTGGGCACCATCTTGCATGAAGCGAGCTTGCTGAATCGGCTGGTGCGCAGGCTGGAGCCAGCCGACCAGCGGCGCTATCGCACCTGGACGACCCGCATCTACCAGGCGCTCCTGGCGGAGACCTCCACCTGGCCGGAGCATCAGCCGACGGAGCAGTTGTTGGAGGAGCGGGAGGCGAATCCCTACGCCTTCGCGCAGGAGAAACAGAATGAGCCGGTGCCGCCGGAGTATTGCCCGTTCAAGCCGGAGTATTTCCGGGACGCGCTCTGGTGGCATCATGAGGCGGAATTGCCGAGCGCCCTGACGGTGTCCGTCACCTTGGACCCCGCCTGTACGGATCGGGAATATTCGGATGAGACGGCCATTGCCGTCGCGGGCTGGGATGCGCACGGCACGCTCTGGGTGCTCGATCTGCTCCATGAGAAATACGCCGACCCCTCCGACATCCTCGACATGCTCTTTAGCACCTATCGCACCTGGCAGCAGCGGTGCGCGCATCGGCCTGGCTGGGACTTCTACTGCGTCGGCATTGAGAAGATCGCTTTCCAGAAGTTCCTCATCAATCTCTTCCAACAGGAATGCCGGCAGCGAAATGTGCGCCCCTACATTCAGGAGCTCAAGGGCGACCGGGACAAGACCCGGCGCGTCTGGCAGCTTGAGCCGCTCTTTCGGCAGAACCGGATTCGCGTGAATGGCACGCTGCTCAGTCTCGAAGCGCAGCTCCGGGCGTTTCCGAACGGCGCGCATGACGACCAGGCGGATGCGCTGGCGTATCACCTGGCGCTGGGAGCGGTGCTCCCGCGCGCGCAGGACGAGGCCATTGTGGAGACGGGCTATACCTTCAAGGACTATGCGGAAGCGAGTGAGCGGCGACGTCGACAGCGGGCGACCCTCCTGGTGCCCACCATCGAGGCGTATGGCCCGCTCGTGGGGTGGAACTAAGCATGGCGAATGACCTGCAAGTGTGGCAGACGCGATTCTTAGAGGCGCGGGTGGCGCAGGAGAAGCACCACCGCGTCTGGAAGGAAACCCAGGCGCTGGTGAGTGGCGAATGGTTCAAGCTGCACGGCTACGCCGATCCGGACGCCACGGAAGTCAATTACGCCAATGCGTATGACCGAACGTTGGTGGCGTCGGTGTATGCGCGCGACCCCTACCTGTTCGTCGAGGCGAAGCACTCCCGGTACACCGATTTCGCCACGAGCCTTGAGCGCGTGGTGAACTACCTCTGGCGCGAGCTCAACCTCAAGCGCGTTATGAAGCGCATGGTGCGCGGGACTGGGCAGAACGGGATTAGCTGGTGCGAGGTGGGCTATCACGCCACCTTCGAGTCGATGGACTTAACGCGCGCGGAATCGCCGGACGATGGCTTCCTCACTAAGATGCTGAATCGGGTGACAGGCACCCAGAAGCGCCCGGAAGAGCAGGGCGTCCTGAATGAGTACATCAAGGAGCAGTCGGCCTACGCGGTGTTCCTGTCTGCCTGGCGTATCCTGCTCGCCCCCGGCTATCACGACATCAGCACCATGCCCTACCTGTTCGTGGCCGAAGACATCAGCCCGGACGATGTCAAGCGGCATCCGTATTACGCGAAGCAGATTGATGTCGACCGCGTCGCTCCGACCCATCTGGTGCGCGCGCGCCCTCAGCTCATCACCGACCCCTACCCGACCAAACGGCCCTATGGCGATAGCGGACTGCTCATGTACCGCCTCTGGCACATTTGGGATCGGCGGAATCAAGAGCGGCGCATCTTGGTGGAGAACTCCGATACGCTGATTGGCCCCTCGCCGTGGCCGTATAGCTTCGAGGGCTTCCCGCAGGTGCCGCTCATCTTCAATGAACTGGCGGAAACGGATGAAGACCCCAAAGCGTATCCGCAATCGGACATTGAGCCGATGCTGCCGCTCCTGCGCGAGCTCAATCAGTTGCGCACGGCGATGGTGCGGCACCGAAAGCGCGGGGGCACCCTTATCGTCACCCGCAAGGGCGCGCTCACCGAAGAGCAGCGCACGAACCTCCGCACCGGAGAAGACGTGGCGATTGTGGAGGTGGATGACCCGACCGGAGTCGTGACCTTTACGCCCCCGAATCTTCCGCCGGATGTCTATAAAGTGGGCGAGCGCATCCTGGCGGATCTCGACTTAGTGGGCGGCCTCTCCCAGATGTTCTTGGGCGGACAGAACAAGGGCGAGAAGCTGGCGACGGAGCTGGTCTTTCAGTCTCAAGGCGTGGCGAGCCGCACCACGGAGAAGGTTGATGAGGTGGAGGATGCGGCTGTCCAGATTGCGCGCCGGCTCATCGCGGTCGCCTGGGAGTTCTATCCCCGAGAGGTTATTCGGCAAATTCTGGGTGAGACCCAGTTGACCCCCGCCATGTGGCCGGAGATTCCTGAGGACCCCTTCGAGCGGCGCGAGATCATTCAGCGAGAGCTCGGCCTCTCCGTTGAAGCGGGCTCGACGCAGCCGCCCCGCGACAAGACTCTCCTGCGCAAGCAGAAATTGGATGCGGTGAGTGTGTTCGGCAATCTGTTTCCGGAACGGCTGAATCAGGCGAATGTCGCTGCGTGGCTGCTCAAAGATTATGATGACGCCCGCGTCCATGACATCGTGAATGTCAATGACGACCAGGAGCGGCAGTACGCGGAGCAGGAGAATCAGTTGCTGCTCCAGGGCATGCCGCAGGCGGTTGGCCCTAACGAGAACCATGTCCTGCACCTTCAGATTCACGGCCAAGCGGGTCGGCAGGCGCAGGGGCAGCCCACCGATGCGCTCGACCAGCACATCCTGCTACACAGTCAGATGCTGCAAGGGAAACTGCCGGGCCAGACCGCGCAACAGGGGGATGTCCGCGCGCAACAGGCGGGCGGCAACATGACCCAGCGACGCCAGGGTGTGCCCACCATGAGTGACATTCAGGGGCCCATTACCCGAACCCTGACGCGCCCTGGGGAAGAGCGCGGAGGGCTCCCGAACGCGGCAGGCCCCACATGAGCTATACCTGTCCCGACCATCCCCATGACCATGACCGAAGCTGCTGCCCGGACCGCACCATCTATACCGCCAAAAGCGGGCTGTGGAACTACACCCACCCCTTCTCGCCGAAGGATCGGGTGGCGATTCACAGTAAGCGGCAGTTTGAGGCAGAATGTCGACGGAGGGGCTTACGGCATGTGGTGAAGGACGATCTGCTGAAGCGCGGGCAACCGTACCGACCCGATCCCACGCCACTCCCCGAGTCCACGGTCGCGGATGCGGTACGCGAAGCGTTGCCCCGCGCTCGGCAGATTGCGCGGCAGGGAGGGCCATAAGGGAACCAGAGCTGGCCGAGTCGGACTCGGCGCAGGAGGGGCGCGTCTGATGCGCGCCGCTCAGCCACAAAGGAGGGATCGATGGCGGATGTGCTCGCCAAAGTGAAAGGGCAGAAAGGCGCAGGGGGCCTCAAGACCCCGAAGCAAGCGCCTCAGTTCGACGGACCGGGCGTGCGGATCAATAACCGCTACGCCGTGGAGAAGCAGGCGAAGAAGGGTCTGTAAGCCCCTCTTCCCTGGTGAGTGAAGCGGAAATCCGGGTGTGGCAGCGGATTCGCCAAGCACACCCGAAGGAGGCACGATGGCAGCCGATGAGGCAACTCTGAACGCGGAGGTGGCGAAGGCACTCAGTGCGGTGCCAGCGACCTCGGCGGAGTCAGAGACCCCCAATGACGCTGAGGCGTCCCGCCAAGCGGAGGAACCGCAGCGACCGGAATATCTCAGCACGGTGACAGACCAGGACTGGGCCGCCCTCACTCCGGAGGCGCGCACCCAACTGGTGACGTTAGGGAAAACACTCAGCCGAGGCTACACCAAAAAGTTTGAGGATTTGGCGAAGCAGCGGAAGGCGTTGGAGCCCCTGGCCCAACTGAAAGAGCACCTGGAGGCCAATCCCGACAAGCTCTCGTACTTGCAGCAGGCGCTGCAAGATTATGAGGCGCGTGGCGGGAAGCCGGCGGGCGCTCGCACCGAGCAGGCGGTGTCGGATACGGGAGACTTGATTGATGAGCTGAAGCGCGCAGATGACCCGCAGGTGCGGGAGCAAGCGCAGAAGCTCGAAGAGGCCATTACGCGCCGACTAAAAGCCACGGGCGTGGATGCGGGCCTCCGTCAGGAACTCTCCGATATCCGGCGCACGCTGAAAGATGTGCTCGGCACCTCCGCGCGGACTCGCCAACAGGCCATCGAGGGTGAGCTGACGAAGCTTCCCACGAGCTATACGCCCCTGTTGGAGAAGTACCGCGAGGAGGTCATGGCTAACGCGGTGAAGTATCCGACGCTGCCGCTGAAGCGGATTCTCATGCTCACGGTGGAGCCCGAGGAATACGACGAGGCCGTCAAGGGTGCCTCGGCTGAATCCTCACAATCACACGCCTCACGGGTGAAATCGGCGGGCACGAATGCCCCGGCCACGACCCAAGCGGGCACCGCGTCGCTGGTGACGGACACCGACTACCGCCCGTCTCCGCGACCCCATATGTACGGCAAGCAGGTCGACATTGGGAAGGTGCTGGCGAAGCTGGTGCCGGACGCCCTCAAGTCCATGCCGAAATAGCCCCGAGGCTCGACTAAAGGATCGTGCATGGCAGCTCCAGTGAGTGCAACGAAAAGCTGGGGATACCTCGCCACTCATACCCTTGAACGCCTTCGTCCGGTCATTGCGGACAACGTGACAGGTCGCATCTTCCTCCTCCACGCGCTTCGTGAGCGGGGAGTGGAAGTCAACGTCCCTGGCGGGCTGGAAATCGTGCTCCCGGTCTTTAAGGAGCTCCAAACCGCTGAGGCGTACTCCGACCTCGATGTGTTGTCCGTCAGCCGGGCGGATCCGACCACCGTGGCCCGCTCGCAATGGAAGCAGTTGGCGGTGCCGCTGATGATTTCCGGTCGGGATATGGCGATCAATATGGGGGAGACGACGCGGGTCCTCAGTGTGCTGCAGACGATGGTGAACAGCGCCACGCTGTCCTTGCGGGAAGGGCTGGCGAACTCGACGACGGGCATCTTCTCCGCGTTGGGCGACAGCGACAAGGGCATCACCGGCCTGCAAACCATCCTGACGCACACGTCCAGTTCAACCCCGACGAGCGGAACCGTCGCGGGCCTCTCCCGGGCGACGTACACCTTCTGGCGCAACCAGGTCGCCAATGTGTCGTCCGACTTCTCGGCGAACGGCTACACGCAGATGCATACGCTGTATGCGGCCTGCACCCGAGGGGATGAGACGCCCGATATTGTCGTCCTCACGCGCAACACCTATGTGAACTTCGTCATCAATGCCACGGGCACGTTCAACTACAACGTGCCGCTCACCGGCCGCGCCGGGGCGTTGGATGTCGGGTTCTCCGAGGTGACGTTCTTGGGGGCGCTGGTCGGGTTCGATGACTACTGCCCGGCGAACAACGGGTACTTCATCAACTCGAAGTACCTGCACTATGTCGTGCACCCCGACCGCAATATCGAAATCGGGGAGTTCAAAGCGCCAACGAATCAGGACGCGTTGGTGTCGCACGCCCTGTGGATGGGCAACGTGGTGCCGAGTAACATGGCTCGGCACGGGCTGTTGCTCAACGGCGATACCAACTAAGGAGGCCACGCGATGAAGCGATTGATGCTCTCGATCATCGCCCTCGCGCTGGCTCCGGTGGGGTCGGCGTGGGCGATGCAGTGTGCCAGTGGGCAGTCTCTCAGTGAAACCCAGCATGGCGTGGGGGAACACGCGTGCTATGCGTACTACTTCAACAACTCCGGCGGAGCACTGACCTCTGGGTCGGTGGTGATTCTGGACGTATCCGGTACCGGCGTGAATGGTGCCACGGTCTCTGGCGACGACGCCGCACGCGCGGATGTGGATGCGGACAGCTCCGACGGCGATGTGGATAACATCGGCACGTATATCACCACAACCACTTCAGCCGATCATGACCTCGTGGCGGGGGTGGTGGACGACGATTCCTGCGCGGACCAGGCGTACTGCCG